TCCGGGTGGGATTTGAACCAGGGGGAGAAGGAATACCTCCACGTGCCGGGCGCGGGGATCATCGCGCTGAAGTTCCGGACGGCGCCGGCGTCGCAGGTCTGGCAGATGTCGGTCACGATCGAAGAGCTCGGTTGAGTCGGCAGGTTCACCTTTTGGCAGGGGGAGCACCGCGTATGCGCCTCACCATCGAGTTATCCGTGTCGGGCGGCGAGCCGATTCCGTCGTCCGAGACCGTGCCCAAGGGCCGCGGCGAAGAGCACCAGCCCAAGGTCGCCGATACCCGGGACGCCACGCTGAAGCAGACGCTCGAGCGCGCGGCGGAGTTCGTCGAGCGGCGAGCGGCGGAGCTGAGCACGACGGAGATCCAGGATCCAGCCTGGCCCTCGGGCACACCGGCCAAGCCATTCGGCCGGGTGATCGTCAGCACGGAGATCGAGGACTAGGGCATGGCGCCGCCGGCTGTTCGTGTGGTGATCGTGCATACCCCGGCCACCGGCGCGACGGAGATCCAGTTCGACGCAGGGGGGCAGGCGTTCGTCGCGCAACTGCTGCTCGACTGCGTGGCGCAGCTGGCGCAGGAGATGGTGCCGAAGAACCCCCAGGATGATCGGCCTACCCAAGGGGCGGAACTCCACGCCATTGCCACCTACATGTGCGCGGCGGTGAACCGCTTCCTCGTGGAGAACCTGAAGCCCAGTGCGGTTGTGGTGCCGCGCCTGGTGGGGATCCCATGAGCTACGTCTGTGGCGATCGCGTCCGGGAGAGCAGTGTCACCACCGGGACGGGCAATCTGACGCTCGATGGCGCGGTCTCCGCGCTCTTCCGCGCCTTCAGCGCCGTGGCGGTGAACAACGATGTCGTCGAGTACGTCATCGTGCACCAGGGCGCGAGCGAGTGGGAGTCGGGCATTGGCACCTGGACGACGGGCAACGTGCTCGTGCGCACGATGGTGCTCGCGTCGTCCAACGCGGGCGCGCTCGTCAACTTCAGCGCCGGGACGAAGCACGTATTTATCCCCGCGCAGGCCAATCACCAGAAGCTCGCGCTGGCGAGCCGGTTGTTGTCGGATGAGAACGGCTACGTGCCCGCCTATGGGAGCGCCTACATCGCGCAGGATTACGAAGTCGCCGCCGGCAAGACGCTCGAGATCGGGCCCGGTGGCGTCATGGAGGTCGGATGAGCCTGATACTCATGAACGAGAGCAGCCTCCCCGGCACTATTGCGACCGGGAAGGGCGGCCTCTGGTGGGACACAACCAGTAGTCTGTTCTTCACCAAGAACGACGCCAATCGCTACTTCGGTCAGTCGAACAACTCCGCGATCGCCGCCCAGGGTGCGGGCTTTGCCGCGGATACCTACGTGACCGACTCCGACATCCTGCTGCCGGGCTTCAGCATGCAGGCGCGCAGCATCATTCGCTGGGTGATCTCGGCCTCCAAGACGGGAGCCGGCGTCGCCACGCCCATCTACACGATCCGCACCGGCGCCGCGCGCACCACCAGCGACACATCGCGGCTTGTGCTCACGGGGCCCGCCCAGACCGCCATCGCTGACATCGGTACCCTGACGATCATCCTGACCGTGCGGCTCGTGAGTGCGGTCGGCGTGATTCAGGGCACCGCCTGGTGGGATCATCGCGGCACGGCGGCCAGCTCCACAGTCGGTACGGGGTTCGCGAACGATGCCACCGGGCATGTGGAAGGCACGAGCGGCACGTTCGACAACACGGCGCTCGGTGGACAATTCATCGGGTTGTCGATCAACGGCGGTGCGTCGGCCGCGTGGACACTCACGCAAGTGCGCGCTGAAGCGGTCTGGTAAGGGAGGCTCAATGTTCATTTTCAATGTCCACGTGTCCGACCCCGTTACGGGCGATTCGCGGACGGTCCGGATGATGTCCGAAGAGGCCACGTTCGATGCCGCCGCGTGGGCGCGCTCGTTTCCGGACGTGGCGGCCCTGGTCATGCAACTGAAGGATGGGGCGGTAACCAATCCCGTGCGAGATCTGAGTCACTAGGCGATGCTCGGCTACGACGCGCTCGGCACCTTCCCGCTCGCCACCCTGGATGACGGTGTCATCGTCATCGTCATCAATCGCGTCGCATATGTCGCGGCGGAACTCCCCGCGCGACGCGGGCGCCCCTTTGATCCGGCGCTATTCGCTGCCCCGGCCGCCGCCGATGCGCCACCGTTCCTTGCGCTCCGCCGTTCGCTCATCGTTGTCGAGGAGCCCCGCCGTCGGCTGATTGTGCCGGTGGCGGTCCTGTTCCCCGATGTCCAAGCGCCTGCCTTTCCGGTCGAACTGCTGGTCCGTCGTGTCCCGGGATGGATGCGGGATCCAGCGCGCCCGCTGGTCGTTGGCTGGCAGACGGTCATCGTGGCTGAAGGCGCGGCTGCGGCGGATCCCTTCCCGGTGGAGCTGCTGCGCGCCCCTCGTCCCGTCGGCGCGCGCGTCGAGCCCACGCCGCCGATCCGCGTCCTCATTCTGCCGATTGAGGGTGCGCCCGATGCGCCACTGCCCAGCCTCGTCCTGCGGCGGCGCGCCGAGTTCATCCCCGAACGTCTCATCCGGCTCGTCCCATGGGTCGCTGCGCAGCTCGCTCCACCGCCCGTTGCGGACGATCCGCCACTATCCCCGATCGCACGGCGGCGGGCAGAGCCGATCCCCGAGCGCGTCCTGCGCATCACCCCATGGGTTGCCGCGCAGCAGGCGCCCCCCGTGGTCGACGATCCGCCGCTGGCACCGCCTCGTCCCCGTCGCGTCGAGCGCGCGCCCGAGCGGCTCCGGATCACGAGCCCCTGGGCGGCGGTGCAGGCGGCGACGCCGAGCTTCGATCTGCCGGTTGAGCTGCTGCGGCCAGCATGGCGCCGTGCGCCAGTTCCAGCGTTCCGTTGGATGTTTCGCGGCCGGTTCGATCCAGCCGTGTATGGCGGTCAACCAGCCGGACCCGTGGCGCTGCCGTTGCAGCTCGAGGATCGCAGTGGGTCCCGGTATGGCGTTTTGGATCAGTCGAGTAAGCGGTATCTCGTGGTTGACCAATCGGGCGTGCGCTACGCGGCACAGGAGCAGTCCAAGGTGAGTAAGCAGGTCGAGGATCAGTCGGGCCCGAAGCTCAATGCTGAGGACACGGAATGAAATCCATTTCGTTGGACAACGATTACGAACCCGAATATCGCGCCACGCGGAAGAACGCCGCCACGGGCGCGATTGAAGCCGCGACTGGACTGACTGGGTTGAGTGCTCGCTTGAGCGCCACGGACGGCGGCGCCGCGATTCACGCCACAATGAGCGTGAACCTGACGGAACGTGGGAGCACGGGCATCTACTTCGGGGTGCTGCAAGGGGATGACCTGCGCACCCAGCTCGCCGCACTTGCGGGTAGCGTAGTATACGAGGTTTTTGGCGACGGCGTGAACGTGCTCACCTCCATTCCGCGGCTCGTCTCCGCGGTACGGCGGCCTTGATGCCCCGAGCCCTCCGTACCTGCACCTATCCTGGCTGTCCTACCCTCGTAGCCCATGGTCCATGCGCTACGCACCAGCGCCCCTCTGCAATACGGCGTGGGTACGACCGGACATGGAGCCGTGAGAGCAAGGCGTTCTTACTTGAGCACCCCTATTGCATGTGCGCCACACACCAAGGCGTAGCCACAGCACCACGGGCTACCGTCGTCGATCATCGTATCCCTCACCGTGGTGACATGACGCTGTTCTGGGATCGCGCGAACTGGCAAGCGTTCAGCAAACCATGCCATGACCGCAAGACTGCAACACGGGATGGCGGCTTTGGGAAGTAGAGTGGGGGGCGTACCGAGAAAACTTCGGCCAACGACACCGGGAAGACCGTGCTGCCCTGATTTTTGTGCCTACGAGTTTGTGTCAAAACGACTCACGCGGAAACGTGTAGCATGAGAGGGCCGTCTCCGAAGCCCGCGCATCTGCGGCAACGCGCGAACCGTGCGACGACGCATGCGACGCTGCCGAGCGTGGAAGCGTCAGCGCGCAACAAGGTGCCCGCACTTTACAAGCGCGATAAGGTGACGGAGCGGTGGCACCCGCGGGTCGTGGCGTGGTGGAACGCGATCTGGAAATCGCCGATGGCGTCCGAGTGGTTGGAGGCGGACGTGCTCGGCTTGGTGTATCGGACGGCTGAGCTCCAGCAGGATTTCTGGACTGCCGATGAAGCGCAGGGGCGCGTGGCCGTGGAGACGCGCATTGCGAAGAACGAGGAGCGACTAGGGCTATCGCCAATCGACCGGCGGCGCCTCCAGTGGGAGATCGAGAAGGGCGACCAGGCGGCGGAACGCACGTCGAAGCGCCGGCAGCACAAAGAGGCGTCAAGTAAAGACCCCCGTGAGGCGCTAAAGGTCGTATGAAAACCCTTGATTTGACGGGCCAGCAGTACGGTAGGTGGATGGTCCTTCAACGCGCTGGTTCGGACAAGCGCGGGGAAGCTGCGTGGTGGTGTGAATGCTCCTGCGGAGGGAGACAGACCATCCTAGGATCTAACCTCCGATCCGGTCGAACGCAGAGCTGTGGCTGCCTGCGCCAGGAGCGGTCTGTTGAATGCGGCACTCGTCACGGCCATGCCTCTCATCGCGCTGGCCTGACGCTGACCTACATCAGTTGGCAGCATATGATCCAGCGTTGTACCAATCCCAAGCGGGACAATTGGAGATACTACGGGGCCCGTGGGATCGGCGTCTGCCAAGCTTGGCGCGACAGTTTCGAGACGTTTCTGGGCGACATGGGGCCCCGCCCGTCGCAGCGATACAGCATCGATCGCATCAATGGCGACGGCCACTACGAACCCGGGAATTGTCGCTGGGCAACGCAAGTTGTCCAAGTACGCAATCGTCGCCCGAGCGTTGCATGAGCATTTTCATGTATCCCGCTATTGACGAGGAGCCCTGGCCGACGCTGGGGTCGCAGGTCTGCGACTTCATCGAGGAGCGATTTTGTCACGGCCCTGGCGATCTGCTTGGTCAAGTGATCCAACTGAACGAGGAACAACGCGGCTGGGTCTATAGACTCTACGAGGTTGAGCCTGCGAGTGTGGAGCGGCGCAAGAACCGCGTGATCGTGCGGGAGCTAAACCCCAATGCGGGGAAGCGGCGCTTCCAGCGGTGCGCGCTGTCCCTGCGGAAGGGCTCGAGCAAGACGGAGTTCGCGGCCTGGATCGCCGGCGTGGAGCTCCACCCTGAGGGGCCGGTCCGGGCGCGCAGCTGGAAGGGCCGGGAACCGATCGGTGATGGGGTGACTGATCCCTACATCCCGATGATCTCGTATACCGAGGAGCAGACCGAAGAGCTGACCTATGGCGCGCTCCGGCGCATCCTCGAGGAGTGCTCAGTCGGGCGGGACTTCGACATCGGGCTCGAGCGCATTGTGCGCCGCGGGGGCGACGGGAAGGCGGAAGCCGTCTCGGCCTCTCCGAATGCCCGCGACGGTGCGCGCACGACGTTCGAGCATGCGGACGAGACGCACCGCTACACCCTGGATTCCCTGAAACGGGCTTGGTCGGTGATGCTCGCGAATCTTGCCAAGCGGCCGATTGCTGATCCGTGGGCGCTCGAGACCACGACGGCGCCTGAGCCCGGTATGGGGTCGACGGCGGAAAGCACGATGCAGTACGCGCAGACGATGGCCGAGAAGAGTGAGAAGGGCGCGAAGGCGCGGCTCTTTTTCTTCCACCGCCAAGCATCGGACAAGCACGATCTCGACACCGAGGTCGGGCTTAAGGCCGCCGTGATCGAAGCATCGGGACCCTACATCGCCAAATGGAGCGCCATCGACCGGATCGTCGAGACCTTCCGCGCGCCTGACGCTGATCGCGCCTACCTCGAGCGCGTGTGGCTCAATCGGCCGGTGCAGGCGTCAGGAATGGCGTTCGACATCGACCAGTGGCGGTCGCTCGTGCGGCCGGGATACGTGGTGCCGGATGGCGCGGCGATCACCATCGGCTTCGACGGTGGGCGTTTCGATGACGCCACAGGGCTTGTCGGAACGGAAATAAAGACCGGCTTCCAGTGGAAACTCGGTGCCTGGGAGCGCCCCCTTCAGTTGCCCGATTGGGAGGTGCCCCATGGCGAGGTGGACGGCATCGTCTCCGATGCGTTCCAGCGCTGGACCGTGGTGCGGTTCTATGGGGACCCGCCGCAATGGGAGAGCTGGCTCGCGACCTGGGCGAGTCGTTATGGTGACAAGCGGGTCTTCGAATGGTGGACGAACCGACGCAAGCCGATGGCCTATGCGCTGCGCTCCTATGTCGGGGCGATGACGGCGGGTGAACTGGAGCAGAGCGGGGACAAGCAGTTCGAGACGCACATCGCCAATGCGCGGCGGTCGTACACGACCCTTGTTGATGAAAAGGGTGTCACGCTGTGGATCTTGCGCAAAGAGCGGCCCGACTCGCCGAACAAGATCGACCTGGCGATGGCGGGGTGCCTGTCCTGGCAAGCACGCAACGACGCGCTGGCGGCGGGTGAGGTCGGCGGTGAGCCGTTCCTGACGTTCCTATCGTTTGCAGGTCGCACGTGAAGCAGCTGACCGAGCGCCAGGCAGAAGTGGCGGGCCTCGTGGCCCGCGGAACTCCCGACAAGCAAATAGCGGCGGAGTTGGACTTGTCCGTTAGAACCGTCCAGAATCACATCCGCACGGCGGCCTCACACATCCCCGGCATCGGTTCCCCGCGCCACCGGCTGACGTTGTTTGTTCTCAATATAGACTTCTCGGGTGGCGACACTAGGTAGTTTTCGCCATTAGGGAACCGGCCAAGATCTCGTAGGCTTCAGTCATGGACCGAGCGGTCGGGCTGTTGGAGATCCGCGCTGTCGATGCGGACAAACGGGAATTTGAAGGCGTCGCAAACAGCGCGACGATTGATAGTTACGAAACGATTATCGAACCAAGCGGTGCGACGTTCAAGCTGCCGCTTCCTTTGTTTTTTCACTCCGCCGGCAAGCACGACCATGGGAAGCCGATCGGCGAGGTGATCGCGAGCGAGATCCGCAGCGGGATGCGTTGGATTCGCGCGAGACTCCCCAAAATCGCCGACGACGGGACCGATGGCGGGCGGTCGGTCAAGGACCGCGTCGATGCGGCGTGGGCGGAAATCCGAAGCGGTTTAGTCAAAGGTCTGTCAATCGACTTCATCCCGCTCGAACCGAAGAACCCCCGTGCCGGCTCGCGCATTACGCGCTGGGACTGGCGTGGGCTCACGGTTACACCAATTCCAAGCAATTCTGACGCCCAAATCGTGGCGTTTCGTGCAGCGCTCGCCGCGTCCGGCGAGTCCACAGACACAAGCCCCGGCGTCTCGGGCATTTCACCTCCTCCGAGGACTGGGAAAATGACCATTCCAGAACAAATTCAGCAGCACGAGAACTCTCGTGCCGCAAAAGTGGCGCAGCAAAACGCGCTGATGGAGAAGTCGGGTGCCGACGGCACCACGCTCGACGCGACGCAGCAGGAGCAGTTTGACACGCTGGGTCGAGAACTCGAAGCGCATGACGGGCAACTCCTGCGCCTGCGGAGCCTCAAGCTCGCGAACGACAAAGCGGCCACGCCGGTGAACGGCAACGGCACCGAGAAGGCGACGCAGTCCCGGAGTGGTGTACCC